CGTGTTAGTTCTTTGGGTTTGTCATTTGAAGATCGGGTTAATCCATCTGACTATATTAGATCTCTGGCTATGAGAAAAGTCCCCAAGGGGAACTTAGTTAAAACTGCTAGGGAATTAAAAAAATTTACAATTAGAAGAGAGATCTTTGAATCCGCTCAAGAGATTGCCAAGCGCATGAAAAGCATTGGCTCTGAATCTTCTTATACAGATATTATTGAATCTGCAGATTCTGCTTATAACTCAAAAATTAATCTATATGAAATTGGCAATGATATGCCAGAAAACATATATGATGAAATGGAGTTTATCGTTGAAGATCGTGGCAACAATCCTGTTGTTGAATTTGGCATGATGGGGCCACATAAGAAGGTTAATGAAATCTATGGTTCACTTCTTAGACCAGGAAATATTACAGTTGTTGTCGCTCGATCTGGCGTTGGTAAAACTCAATTTTGTATGGATTACAGCACCAAAGTTGCCATTAAGTATGGTATTCCAGTACTTCACTTTGATAATGGTGAAATGAGTAAGGAGGAGCTTATTATGCGTCAGTGTGCCGCTCTATCTGGTGTTCCTATGCACTTGATTGAAACTGGTGAATGGAGACGTGCTGGTAAAGAAGTTGTAGATCGCATTAGGGCTGTTTGGCCAAAGATCAAACAAATGAAGTTTTATTACTATAATGTTGGTGGCATGGATGTTGATTCTATGATTAAAACATTAAAAAGATTTTATTATGGTAAAGTTGGTAGAGGTAATCAAATGATCTTTTCATTTGACTATATTAAAACAACATCAGAATCTGGCGGCGGTAAAAATGAATGGCAGGTTGTTGGAGAGATGGTTGACAAGTTTAAAAAATGTGTGCAAAAAGAAATCTTGCACGAAGGTAATCCAATTATCCCAATGATTACTTCTGTTCAATCTAACCGAAGTGGTATTACTAATAACAGAAACTCTCAGAATATTATTGACGATGAAAGTATTGTATCGCTTTCTGATAGGATTACCCAATTCTGCTCCCACATGTTTATTCTTAGAAATAAAACTGCAGATGAAATTGAAACTGAGGGTAGAGCATTTGGCACTCATAAACTGATTAATGTTAAAGCTCGACATCTTGGTAAAGATATTGCTGGAGCAGTTGAGCCAGTAAGAATTGGTGATACTCTTAGAAAGAATTTTATTAATTTAGATTTCAAAAATTTTGCAATTACTGAGAAAGGTGATCTCAGAGATATTTCAAGGTTTATGGATGGAAACGCAGATTTAGAAGATGATAATGAAGACGATGACCTCCCAGACTTCAATTGATCCAACGCAGATACAATCAACACTAGAGAGTATTGGTTATAAACTATTAGATTTTGGGAATCATTGGAGAACTAATGCCCTTTATCGAGGAGGTGATAATCAAACATCAGTAAGAATTTATAAAAATACTGGAGTATGGACAGATTTTGTTAACGGTTCGAAATCTTTGCCATTCGAAAAACTATTACAATTATCACTTAATTCAGATCCTAAAAAACTAAAAGATATACTCAGCTCTCTTAAAAAATCTGATGAGTTTGTATATACACAGAAAGAAACTATAGAAATGGAAGAAATATATCCAGAATCAATGTTGGAAAAGCTTTTCCCAAATTATCTTTTTTATACTAAAAAGGGTTATAGCGAAGATACTTTAAAGTTTTATAAAACTGGTCTTGCTGGCGCTGGTAAGATGTATCGTCGTATGGTATTTCCTATCTATAATGAACATGGTCAAATTATAGGTTTTAGTGGAAGAAGAATTGATGATGATGCAGTACAACTTCCAAAATGGAAGCATCTTGGCAAAAGGAGAAATTGGGTATATCCAGCGATGATACCACAGGAAGAATCTATTGATTCAATTATTAAAGAAAAACAAGAAGTTGTTCTGGTTGAAAGCATTGGTGATAGTATGGCACTTTATGAAAGCGGTATTAAAAATAATTTAGTGACCTTTGGTATTGGTTGTAGTCCATCAATTATTAATTACTTAAATTCATTTCCAATTAAAAAAATAATTATTGCTACTAACAATGATTTCCAATCTGCCGCCAATCATGGATACAATGGTGCTGTTAAAATTTTAATGTCATTGCGTAAATATTTTGATTTTGATATGCTTGAAATTAGACTGCCGCCAGAACCATTTAATGATTTTTCTGATGCATATCAAAATGGATTTAATCTTAAAAATTGGTATAATCAAACTATAGACAAAGACCAATACATCGACAATTTAAAAAGTTATGTTAAAAGATATCTTAACTTTTTTAGTCAAAAGGATGTCGCGGGTTTAATCAAAATACTAGAACATCATGAGTGAACCTAAGACACCTCTTTCAGCAAGTAGAATTAAAACAGTACAATCGTGTAGTTGGTTGTATTGGGCTAAATATCATTTGAATCTTCCAGATCCATCTAATGATGGTGCAAAGAGAGGTTCCATTTGCCATTTAATTTTTGAATTGCTTGGCGAGAAAAATCGTCGTGATATATATAAATCAATTTTAAAAAGTAAAGATGTTTTTTCACATAGCGGAATCAAACGTTTGATTTTGAAACATGCAAAAAAACTTCAAGTTGATGATAAAGAAAATATTGAGTCTATTAAAGAAATGATTCTCAATGGACTTAATTATGATTTTTATGGAGATACAGGTTCAAAACCAACAGAAGCATTATCTGAAAAAGATTTTGAAATTACCGTTAACGATGAAGAGCGTGATGTAAAATATAAAATTAAAGGATTCATTGATAAACTCTTTTTATATAAGAAAAATAAATACGCTTTAATTAGAGACTTTAAAACAAGTAAGAAAAAATTTATCGGTAAAGAGGTGACTGATAATCTGCAAGATTATATGTATAGTCTTGCTGTTAAACATTTGTATCCAGAATATAAGAAGCGCGAAAGTGAATTTTTATTTCTTAAATTTGATCTTGATAAAGATCTGTTAGAGAAATCTGATGGTGCGATTCGTATGGAATCAATTAGTGATGATGATATTGAAGGTTTTGAATATCAACTGACAGCAATTCAAGATTACATTGACAATTTTTCCGAAAATGATGCAATGGGTAATTTTGCGGCAAGTCAACCTTATCCAACTGACAAATCTTTTAGTGGACCACTTCAGTGTGGTTTTGCAAAAGAAAAAGGTCAATTAAAAGTTGATGGCACTTTAATGTGGCATTGTCCAGCTAAGTTTGCTTTTGATTATTATGTTATTTTAAATCAAGATGGGCAAGCAATTAAATCTTATTCTGAAGAAGAATTTTCAGAATCTCTTGTGCCAGATGGGTTTACTTTTGAGAAAAGGTTTTATGCTGGATGCCCAAAGCATCAAAAAACATATTGACCTTTATGTTTATATGCGCTATGATTTAGTGCATGATCCCACTTTTTAAATCTACTCTTTCAATTGGTAAGAGTATTCTGACATTAGAAGATCCGTCTGATCAAAGAGATGATGGTCCAGATAGTATTTTTTCAATCGCTTTAGAAAATGATTTAAAGCAGGTTGTTCTTGTAGAAGATTCAATGGTTGGATTTCTTGAGGCATTTAAGAAATGTAAAGATAATAATTTGCAGCTTGTTTTTGGATACAGATTTATCTGCTGCAATTGTTTTGAGAATAATGACTCATGTCATAAATTAATAGCATTTGCTAAAAACGATGATGGCTGTAAAGATTTGAATAAATTTTATAGCGCTATCAATACTCAATTTAATGGAAGAATTGATGCTGAGAATTTACAAAAACTTTGGACAGATAACCTCTTGTTAGTTGTTCCTTTTTACGATTCTTTTATCTATAACAATCAATTATATTTAGGTAACTGTATTCCAGATTTTGGATCAATTAAACCAATATTTTTTATTGAACGTAATAACCTTCCTTTTGATCATGTTATAGAGAGGGCTGTTTTAAACTTTACTGAAAATGGCAACAAGTATGAAACTAAACTTGCGAAGTCAATTTATTATAAAAATAAGTGTGATGTTGAGGCTTTGCAGACTTATAAAATTCTTTGTAACCGTTCTTTCGGTAAACAAGCTACACTATCTTCTCCTAATTTAAATCATTTTGGGAGTGATGAATTTTGTTGGGAATCATTTAAAGAATATGAAGGAGAACTTACTACGATTTAAAAATAAACAAAAGTATCTTATCTTTGATACTGAGACTGAAGGCTTGAATCTTATTAATTCAAGACCTTGGCAGATTGCTTGGATTACTGCTGAAGGTAAAAATATCAAATCTAAAAATGATAGATTTATCAAATGGGATAATCTACAAGTATCAGAAGGTGCAGCAAAGATAACAGGATTCTCCGAAAGAATTTATGAAGATCGTGCTGAAGACCCTAAAAAGGTTTGGGCTGATTTTTCAAAATATCTTTATGATCCAGAGTATTTGATTATTGGTCAAAATCTTCTTGGATTTGATGTTTACATGATTAATATTTGGAGAAAGCTGATTGGACTTAATAGCGACTATTCTTATGTAGATAGAATTATTGATACTAAATCTCTTGCAACGGCTATTTTCAAAAACATCTTACATGATGAACAGAATAAAACTTCTTGGCAGTATAAATTACTAAACCATAAAGAAAAAGGTCTTAAAACATCTCAAGGAACACTATTAAAACATTATAATATTCCTCACGATCCTAAAAAGCTTCATGATGCTCTCTATGATATTGAGATGAATTTCCAAATTTTCCAAAAACAAATTTACGATATCGAAATATGAACACTTTAATCGAACCTTATAAAACACCATGTCCAGTTGGAGTTAAACTTCCAAAAATTCATATTGAAAAAAAACATTATGATCTTTTGGGATGCTCTTCAGACACAAGCAATTTCAACTTTTTAAGAAAGCTTTGTTTTAAGGGGGTGCAAGAAAAAGGTATTGACCAACTTTCTAATAAACAAGTTTATTATGATAGATTATCAATGGAGCTTTCAGTTCTTAATGATCTTGGCTTTATTGATTATATTCTTCTAAATTGGGATATTTTAAATTTCTGTCATGAAACTGGTATTCCTACTGGTGCTGGACGTGGTTCGGCGGCAGGATCTTTGGTTTTGTATGTAATTGGTGTTACTAATATTGATCCAATTAAATATGATCTGTTTTTTGAAAGATTTGTTTCTAAAAGTCGTGCCAGAAAAATTGAACATAATGGTGAAACGTTTCTTGATGGATCTCTACTAGCAGACGTTGATAATGATATTAGTTATGATCGCCGCCAAGAAGTTATTGATTATATCAATCGCAAGTATCAAGGTAGAACTTCAAAAATTCTTACTCTAAATACTCTTAGTAGCAAACTTTGTATTAAAGAGTGTGGTAAGATAGTTGGAGAAATGTCTGAATCTTCTGTTAATGAAATTAGCGATATGATCCCTAAAAAATTCGGTAAAGTTTTCAAGCTTGAGCAAGCTTATTCAGAAAACGAAAACTTTAAATCATTTGCAAATAAAAACAAAAAGATTTACCGTATTGCTAAAAAGATTGAGGGGCTTGCGAAAAATACAGGAGTTCATCCATCTGGAATTGCAATTAGTTTCTATGAACTAGATGAAATTATGCCAGTTCAAACTACTGGCGAAGATGCTATTGTTTCTGGATATGATATGAATAATGTAGCAGAATTGACTGTTAAGTTTGATATTCTAGGACTCCGCACTCTTTCTGTTATTCACGATGTTTGCTCTCGTATTGGAGTCAAAGTAAATGATATTGATTGCGATCATGAATCAATTTATGCTGCTTTGCAAACCCTGCAAGCTCCACAAGGATTATTCCAAATTGAAGCTGATACTAACTTTAGAGTTTGTCAAAAAATTGCTCCTAAAAATCTAGAACAATTATCTGCTGTTGTTGCAATTGCAAGACCTGGTGCATTGGACTTCATGGATAGGTATGCAGACTATGCTAGAAATGGTCAGTTCCAATCTGTTCATCCATTTTTTGATGATATCTTGAGTTATACTGGTGGTATTCCTCTTTATCAAGAGCAGTTGATGAAAATGGCTGTTAAGGTTGGCTTTAGTCTTGATGAATCTGAACAATTGCGCCGAATTGTTGGTAAGAAAAAGGTTGATCAAATGGGCGCTTGGAAACAAAAGATTGAAGATAAAATTAAAGAGAATAATCTAGATTCTGCTGTTGGAGATGTGCTTTGGAAAGTCGCTGAAGACTCAGCAAACTATTCATTCAATAAATCTCACAGTATTTCTTATGCCTATCTTGCGGCTATCACTGTATATCTTAAATTTAATTATCCACAACAATTCTTTTTGAGTCTGCTTAAATACGCTCAATATGAGCCAAACCCTCATGAAGAAATCAATAAAATTGTCCAAGAGCTTCCTTATTTTGATATTAAACTACTTCCACCAGATCTGTCAAAATCAGATATTGATTTTAAAATTGAAGATAAAAACATTAGATACGGTCTTAATTCAATTAAAGGAGTATCAACAAAGGTTTTAGAATCATTATTAGAGTTTAGAGAACAGAGCTTTGTAAACAAATATGAAGTCTTCCTAGCTGCAAAGCAAGCTGGATTGAATATTGGCGTTCTATCAGCACTAATACAGGCTGGTGTTCTTGATTCCTTTGTTTCCAAAGATCGTTGCAGGTTAGTTTTAGAGGCTCAAACATTCAACATACTAACTGATAGAGAAAAACGAAATATGGTTTCGTTGGGGGAAAAATATAATTATGATATTTTGAATACTATAGCAGACTGTTCAAAACAAGAACTTGTTGGTGATGATAATAAAAGAATCTTCTCCGAAAAGAGATTTAATACATTTAAAACTAAATATCAACCATACAAAGAAATTTATGAGAAAAATCATAAGCATTTAAAATTTGCCAATTGGTTCTTTGAAACTAAATTGCTTGGTTACAGCTATTCTTATAATGTCAGAGAAATTTTTAAAAATGAGGTTGAGGGCAGCTTGATTTCTTCAAACGATATCTCTAAGATTGAAGAAAACCAAACAGTTAAATTTGTTGGCACTGTTTCCGATATTATGACCAGAACCAGCGCTAATGGCAATAAATATGCAAGAATGGATGTTTATGATGATCTTGGCAAGTTGACCATCTTATTAATGGACTCTGAGCGAGAAGGTAGATTGACAAATTACCTAAACTCTGGTAAGATCCTGCCTAAGAAAGACTCGATTGTGATCATTTCTGGCAAAAAGAATAGAGATATCGTTTTCGCTGATAAACTCTCTCTTTTAGAAGAAAAGATTTACATGAAGCTCTCAGAAATTAAATAATAATTGTGTAAAAATATATGATGGAAATTGATAGTTTTAACTTGACTCCAAAAGCAAAATTAGCCCTTAAAGATGCTAAAGAATTTGCTAACCGCAATAATCATTCTTTGATTAATAATTGCCATGTTTTATATGGGTGTTGGAAGAATATAAACTCTTCTTTTATTAATTTTGCTGATTTAATGGGTGTCACTCTCAATACAGAAAAGTTGAGTGAAATTATCTTAAAATTCGCTAAAAAATATACACTTTTATTTACGGCAAGCTCTCATAATGATGTTTGGGATAATGAAATTCAAAACGCTATTAAAAAAGCTAAAGAATTTGCAGACGATCATGAGAACTTTTATATTGGAATTGAACATCTTTTGTTTGGTGTTTTAGAGTGTAACGAAAAATTTCTTGAATTCCTGCTTAAGAATGATGTTGATTATGAACACCTTAAAGAAGTTATTCACGAATTTATTGTCGGTAAAACCTCAGAACCACCGCCAGCAGAAAAGGAAGCTACCCAAGTTAAGAAAACTAAAACCAAAGCTATTGAAGCTTATTGCACTCTTTTAAATGACTTGGTTCAAAAAGAAGATTATCAGATAATTTCTGGTAGAGATAAAGAAATTAATAATATTACTGAGATTCTTTGTAGGAAAACCAAAAGTAATTGCTTGCTTCTTGGTGAGCCAGGAACTGGTAAAACGGCAATTGTTGAAGGTCTTGCCCAAAAAATTAATTCAAATGAATGTTCAGAAGTATTAGCCAATAAAAAAATCTACGCTCTTGATCTTAGCTTAATGATTGCTGGTACTAAATATAGAGGACAGTTTGAAGAAAGGTTTAGCAATTTTCTTGAAGAAGTTAAAGAATTAAAAGATACTATTATCTTTATTGATGAAATTCATGTGATGGTTGGCGCTGGTAGCTCCGAAGGATCAATGGATGTTGCTAATATGTTGAAGCCAGCATTGGCTCGTGGAGATATTCGTTGCATTGGTGCTACTACGTACTCAGAATATAAAAAATTCTTTGAGAAAGATGGTGCTTTGTCTAGGCGTTTTGATATTATAAAGGTTGAAGAGCCTAACAAAACTCAAGTTTTTGAAATGGTGAAAGCATCAATTGATTCATTTGAAAACTATCATAATGTTGAATACTCTGATGAGCTTATTGATTTAACTATAGATCTTTGCGGCAAGTATCTGCCTAATAAAAGATTTCCAGATAAAGCTTTCGATGTGATTGACCAAACATGTTCAAAAGTAAAAATTAAAAAAATTAAAAGACCCTCAAAGGCTTTAAAAACCGAAAAAGAATTAAAAGCAATCTTAGATTCTTCAGAAGAAGATTTTTCTCAAGAAGCTCAAATTCAATGTGCGTTATTGATGGATAAATATACGGCAATTATGCAAGATTGGATGTATAGGGTAGCTAAAACAAAATTCAAGATTACTAAAGATGATGTTTATGAAGTTATTGCGAATAAAAGCAATGTTAATGTTAATACGATTAAAGAGTCTGCCAACAATACTTTTGCTTCATTCAAAGATAATCTAAAATCAAAAATCTTTGGTCAGTCAGAAAATATTGATAAAATTTATGATACTTTAGCTTGTGCCAAAGCTGGATTTAATAAATCGAATAGACCTATTGCCAATTTCTTTTTTGTTGGACCAACAAGTGTTGGTAAGACATTTGCCGCAAAACAAATTGCAAAAGAATTTTTTGGTAATGAATCTAGCATATTGCAGATCAATATGAGTGAATATCAAGAACAGAATTCAATTTCTAAACTAATTGGAACTAGCGCTGGTTATGTTGGATTTGAAGAAGGTGGTCTGTTAACGGAGTTTGTCAGACATAATCCTAACAGCGTTATCTTATTTGATGAAGCTGAAAAATGTCATAGAAGTATCTTAGATCTATTGCTTCAAATTTTAGATGAAGGTTGTATCAATGATAATCTTAATCGAAAGATTGATTTTACCAGCTGCGTTATAATTCTAACTAGTAATATTGGGGTTAAAGAGTCTGAAACAAAATCAATGGGCTTCATTCAGCCAGAAATCAATCATACTAATTCTTATAAAGAGTCTGTAAGAAAACAACTACGCCCAGAACTTGTTGCTAGAATTGATGAAATTATTGTTTTCAACTCTTTGGGTAATATGGAATTTGCAAAAATAGTCAATGAACGAATTGATCAAATTAAAAATAATTTAAAATCTAAAGAAATTAAAATATCAGTTTCTAAAGACTGTATTGACTATATTGTCAGCAAGTTGAGTAGTGATTTCAATGCTAGATCTTTAAATTCAATTATTCGCTCAGAGATTGAAGTTCCAATTGCAGATTTAATTATTAAAAAATCAGATTTGAAGAAAATTTCAATAAAAGTTGTTGACAAGTTAATTAAAGTGTGCTAATATCTATTCACAATATGAATACTACTAATCAAAACAAGATTGTTAAGGCTATGCGTAATAGCCGTGGTCGTTTCTTCGGTCTTACTACTAAGACTGGTGATAGTATCAATGCTCAGTTCGTTTCTGAGTCTCCAAGCTACGTAACTGTATACGACAGAAATCGTTATACTAATCGTAAGCTCGCTAAGACAAGCTTGGCTGGACTTTCAATGGGTACAGTTCAAGTCTAATATAAAAATCCAACAATGGAAAAACCCCAGCTGAAAAGCTGGGGTTTTTCTTTTTATAGATATGTATGACTTTTTAATTGAGCGTTAGATGCTCTATCATATGTGCCGTCACCCCAAAATATCATAGACTTATAATTGCTTTGAGAAAAAGTTAAAGTAATTGAAACTATTGATGGCATTTCATCAAATGTCCAAAAACCTGTTGTTGGAATTGGTGGCCAAATATATTCATCCCCCAAATATACATATTTGGCAAATTCATTGCCAATTTTAATTTCATCTGCATTATTTAAAATACTCATTCTACAATAATATAAAGCGTATCTGAATTTGGCGTTAATGCATCATATTCATTTTGAGTTACTTTTTGAATAGAATTTACTCCAGCATTATTATAAATAAAATTTTTACCGCTAACTTGAGGGACTTTTTCAAAATCTACATCTCCTAAAATATTTTTTGTATAAATACTATCAGAAATTAATTCGTATACTGTAAATCGGTTGCTCATATTTAATATAAATTAATTTATTAATAATTCTACTCTATATCATTACCAACATATGATTCTGGTTCAGACAATGGTTCTAAAGCTACAACGCCATCTGCAATAGTATATACTCTTGCTGCTCCTACCTTAGCTCTTACACCTGGTGCTTGTACTGCATCAAGTAGAGAATTGATTGATGTAGCTGCATTTTCATGTATACCAAATATCTGCTCAAACTTATTTGTGTTTACTAATTCTTGTAAACATTCAAGTAGTTGATCTTCTGGCAAACCCCAAACAGCATCATAGGCAACATTAAGAGTATTAGCAGTATTTTGTAATGCTAGTGTAGCTTTAGATACTCGCTTTTCGAGATTATCTAAGTTTATTTGTAGTTGTGTTTTATCTGTTATATTCATAATGCTTTAAAATCTTAATGAGTTCCAATTTGAAGGTGGTGTCCATGATGAACTATGAGTTACTTTTTCATGTATATAGTCAAGATATAATTCCTGTCTTGTAGAATATGTAAAATTGCCCCAAGCAAATCCTAATTTTTTTGAAGCTCCAAGAGTATGCAAAGTGTTTACATTTGTCCATGTATTATATGGAGCTTGTGAAAGATTTATATCACCACTACTATATAATACAACATTGTCTCTTTTAATAATAATATTAATATAATTTGTGCCACTAATGTTTTGATATTTATATGTAATATTAATCCACTTATTTAAATATGGCGCAAAATCAAACCCAGTGTCTACATAATTTACATTGCTTAATGTAGTTGTAAATGTAAACGGAGTAGCGCCTGTACTTGAGTGTGCTGCAATATATAAATTAGTATTACCAAATAAACCTGGACTGTATAATAATCCTCCTCTTAGAGCTTGATCACCACCACCAGTTCCACCCCAAGGAACTGGACCAATTTTAAAATATTGTTGAGTGCCAGAGGCTGTGTTTAACATAAATCTAAATGTTATTTCAGTACCTGAGATAAGATCTGAGTTTAAGCAACGGGCTAAACCGAAATGTAGCGCTTGGTTACTTGCAGTTGGACCTCTAACCAACAACGCTCCATTCCATGTATATCTATCATTGCCAGTAAATCCGCCACCAGGACTAATAGTATTTCCAAATAATTGTGATGGAGCTAAAGTAGGAGTCCCAGACGCTGTTCCAAAATTTAAAAGTCCTGCTGAAACAGCATCAAGATACTTATCAAAATCTTCAAATTGTTCTGTTGTGTGTAAAAGCGTGTCAGTCGTAACTGGATTTTTTTCTAAATATCTAACATCACCAATTACTTTTGTAATTATACTACCATCACCACCATTAAGTGTTTGGTTGGGTATAGTGTTTTGATCACCGTATAATATAGCGTCATCTTGAATTATAACTGTACCGTTTACTTCAAGAGCAGCTATTGGTGTAACTGTTCCAATACCAACTCTATTACTACTGCTATCGACAAATAAAACATTTGTATCTACTGCAAGATTACCAGTTGTATTTATATCACCTTGAATATTAACATTTCCAGTTACATTAATTCCAGTGGCAAATGTTTTAACTCCACTTATTACTTGAGAACTTGTCAGGCTTACATATCTCTCATCAGCTATACCAGTTGTTAAGAATGAGCCTGTTGATGAAGTAGTAACATAATTTGATAAATCTACGCCAGTTATATAACCGCTTGGATTATTTGCTGCATAAAAATTACCAGTTTGTGAATTAGTAATAAAGTTACCAGTTTCTGATTTTAAAACATAATCTCCTGTCACACTGTTTAGTGTAGTAATTTGTACTTGTAAACTTCCACTTATTCCAGTCACTTGTTCATAAGCGGCAATAGTATTCAAGATGCTTAAATCACTAGCTCTAGTTCCAATACCAAATTTAAATTTATCAGAATGATCAAATCCAATAATTGCGCCAGAATCATTTATTCCAGTAAGTCCAGAACCAGTAACAAAGAAAATACCACCATCAACTGCTCCACCAGTTAAGTTGAGCATTATATAATTACTAGCAATATTTGTATTAGTTGTATTAACTATTGTTTCAAGACCTGTAACATATAAATTATTAATGTACACCCTATCATGGAAAGTTTTATCTCCAAGGATTGTTTCTGCGCCAGTTGTATTTACATATCTAGACTCAGATTCATCTTTTGTATAGTAATTGCCAGAAAATGATAGATCAACTCCAGTAATATAGCCAGAAGGATTAGAGTTTAGATAAAAAGAACCTGTTTGATTATTAAGGGTAGTAATTTGGGTCTGTAATTCACCACTTATTCCTGTTACATAAGTTTGAGTAGCGTATGAAGAAAGATCTATGCCTGTTATAAATCCACTTGGATTTGAATTAGAGTAAAATTGACCAGTTTCATTTTTATTAACATAATCATTTAAAACTCCAGTGCTTAAAGATTCACCTTCTAATAAAACTCCCGTTCCACTTACAGTTGGGCGGGTAGTAAAATTTTTCACACCACTAATAGTTTGTGGTCCAGATGTTAATACGAATGCGGCAGAAGAACCAACGTCTGGTATAGTATATGTGCGATTTGCATTAATTGACGGAACATGAATAAATATTGAATTACCACCATCACCAGTTTTTAATGCAATTTGGTTTAAATCTAACCTTATAATTGGACCACTATCAAAAGTTTTTTGGCCACTAATTATTTGATTTCCAGTTATAAAAACAGCATTTCCAGTAATATAACCAGAAGGATTTGTTCTTGGATAAAATTGACCCGTCTCTGAAATTAAAACAACGCCAGTTGTACTTACTGTTGGACGAACATTAAAATTCTTGGTCCCACTTATAGTTTGATTCCCAGTTGTGAAAACAACATTGGTTAAATTACTACCAAATTGACCTGTTTCTGAAGTTAAAATGACACCAGTCCCATTGACTGTCGGACGAGTAGTAAAATTTTTAGTTCCATTTATTGTTTGATCTGCAATTGTATAAACAACATTACTTAATCCAGTGATATAACCAGAAGGGTTACTTCTTGGATAAAATTGACCCGTCTCTGAAACTAAAACAACACCAATTGTGCTTACTGTTGGACGAACATTAAAATTTTTAGTTCCACTTATTGTTTGGTTTCCAGTTGTGAAAACAACATTAGTTAAATTAACTCCCGTTATAAATCCAGAAGGATTTGAACTAGCATAAAATTGACCAGTTTGACTATTAGTAATAAACTCGCCAGTTTGATTATTAGTAACGAAATTGCCAGTTTGACTATTAGTAATAAAATTACCAGTTTCAGTTGGTCTGACAACATTACCAGTTATTAAATTTAAATATTCGCTAGAAGTAAGGTGATAAAATTGATTTTCAGATCCGCCTTGTAAACCAACTAATAAATTATGATCAATTTGATCATTACCACCATTAATATGAGTGGCCGCATGTGGAACTAAATCTCCAGCACTTATATCAAAACTATTTTCATCAGTTCCAATATTAACTATTGTTGAAGTTGATGAAACCTCAGATCCAATAAAATCACCATCATTAATTCCAATGTCAATATTTGTTGAAGTTGGAGAAACTATTGACTCAATAGAAGTACCATTATTAACCCCAATATCAATATTTGTCGAAGTTGATGTTGTTACAGATATACTTGTATCACTCATTTTGTAGAGTTTTTAATTATATAAACTGGACCTTCCAATAATTTATCTGGACACTGCCCAGATTTATCTGCATATAAATCCCAATAAGATGGAGCTAAATCAAGATTTTGTGTTTGAGTTCCATTTAAACTAATTTTTGCAATACCACCAGTTATATTTACAATTTCTGTATTAAAAACAGCTTGAAGTGCATCATCAAAATTTCTACGTATTTGCCCTGTAAGGGTAACTCCACTTAAATTATATATTCCGCCATTTTGTCTAATGGTAAGGGTTAAGTCGTAACAAGCCCTTTGTTCAATAGTTATCCCAGTATATGCAGCACTCATCAAAGATTATTACACCCAATCCACCTCTTCTGGAAGATATTTACACGTGAGTTCTTCTCCTATTTTTATATTTCTTACAGCAAAATAGGTATCAGTATTTAAATCATGATATAAATTAGGCTCTTCTGAGTGATTTACATAGTAAGATGGATTAATTTTATTAATTGGGCAATCTATCCAAAAACCATGATCGTTATGATTGCACATTTGTTTGATATAACCAATAATCTCCTCATCTATATTATCTACCTCAAGCCATTGGATAAATTGGTTTGTATTTGTTGCAAATACAATGTCTTCTTTTTCAATATTTGTAATCGCAAAAACCCCTACGCCAGCCCCATTAATTTTACTTGGAGCTAGTTTTACAATGGTTTTATCAAAGAGTTCCTGTAATATTTGTTTTTTGAGGTTCATTGGTAAATTCTGTCATATAACTATAATCTGTATATTGTACTCTTTTATTTTCAACACTATATACAGTTAAATCTATTTTATATCCTGGATTTTTATCAATTGAAGTGTCAACCCAAGCGTCATCATGCCATATAATTCTATTATTTGGGTAAGCATAAAAGTTGCCATTATCCATTTTAAATAGATGAGCGCATTTATGTTCTGGGGTTTCTGAGAAATTTGTATCAAGTATAGCTTTATTTTCCCAACCCCAATCTAAAGTAAACATATATTCACCCCATTCCTTTTGGCCCTTTGGATTGATGAGTTTAGCCTTTAATCCTTTCAACCTTGTTCTAACCTGAACATCAACATATGGGCTGAAACAATCCCAATACATTGCGTGTTCAAGTGGTACTGGATCACATTCTTTCCAGCAGAATGCTGTAATTGGGCGGCGAGTCCAATTTACGCCATTTGTTAAAAAAGCTTCAAAAAGTGGTACTCTTTTTTCAATTGAGGCTACTGAATGAACATCGCAAGGAGTATATTCACCATGCCCCTTTTCATGATTAAAAAGATACTCGTTTCTTATTAAACAAGTAATAGTAGGAATATTGTGATTAAGATAGGACACTATTAATTTTACACAAAAAAACAATAGAAATCTAATTTTTAGTTATTAGTATCATGCATATGTTTACGCTATATAAGCCAAATTCTAAAAATACTGGATGCGCCTTTTCATTTAAAATTGGAACTCATGGTAAAGATAAAGAACCCTGCATTTATGTAAATGCAATCCAACAACATTCTTGGAATGAAAAAACAAAAAATGGTTCATTCTCTGAAAATGCTAAAAATCCAGATAAAACAATTACTTTTAAATTAAATGAAGTCGAGGCTGCTGGTTTAATTTATGCTGTTTCTGAATATGTCGAATATAAGGCATTTCATTCCTATGAAGATAATAAAACAACTATTAGCTTCAAACCATATACAAAACAAGATGGAACTAAAGCATTCTCTCTTAGTGTTGTAAAAAACTCAGCACTTAAATTTGGCATGGGATTTGAAATGTCTGAAGCTTATCTTCTCAAATCTTTTTGTGAAAAGATTCTTAATGAACTATTTGAATATCGTATTAGCAGTCAAAAACAAAACAACTAATCATGCGCAAAAAAACAATATTAATTCATAGCAATTTTTGTCGAGCCTTTACTGGTTTTGGTAAAAATAAAAAAAATATTTTACGATATCTATTTAAAACAGGCAAGTATAATATTGTTGAATTAGCCAATGGAATGCACTGGAATGATCCAGTTACACAATTTGTTCCTTGGAAATGTTATGGATCGTTACCCGATCAACAAAAGCTATCTCAAATTACAGATCCTACTCAACAACGAGCGGCGGGTTATGGAGCTGAAATGATTGATCATGCAATCAAAGAAATTAAACCCGATATCTATCTAGGAATTGAAGATATTTGGGCGTTTCAAGGTTTTTATAATAAACCGTGGTGGAATAAAATTAATTCTATGGTTTGGACTACTCTTGATAGTCTTCCGATTCTAACTGAAGCAGTTGACTCCGCACCAAAGATTAAACATTATTATGTTTGGGCTTCATTTGCAGAAAAAGCAATGAAAGAAATGGGTTATGATCATGTAAAAACTTTACGTGGCAGTTTAGAAACAGAAACATTTTATAAGTTTGATGAAATTAAAAGAAAAGTTTTGAGGCAAAGTCATGGATTAAGTAATGAATTTATTATTGGTTTTGTTTTTAGAAATCAATTAAGAAAAAGTGTTCCAAATATTTTAGATGGATTTAAACTTTTTAAACAAGACGTACCTAACGCTAAACTTCTTTTACATACCCACTGGTCTGAAGGTTGGGATATTCCAAGACTTTTAGAAGAAAAAGAAATTAATCCAAATGATATTCTTACTACTTATTTTTGTAAAGCGTGTGAATCTTATGAAATTAGACCGTTCACTGGTCAAGAACAGAATTGTAGAAAATGTGGTTCTGAAAAAACAGTTAATACAACTAATATTGGACACGGAGTTTCAGAAGAGCAATTGAATGAAATTTACAATTTAATGGATGTATATTGTCATCCATTTACCAGTGGTGGACAAGAAATCCCAATTCAAGAAGCCAAACTAACAGAATTGATTACGCTTGTAACAGATTATTCTTGTGGCGAAGATTATTGTAATGAAGATAGTGGTGGCTTACCATTAAGTTGGGCTGAATATAGAGAACCTGGAACTCAATTCATTAAAGCTTCAACTTATCCAGAAAGCATTCATCAACAACTTCTTAAAGTATATAATATGAACCAAGAAGAAAAAGAATCTTGGGGTAAAAAAGCAAGACAGTTTGTTATTGATAATTGCTCTGTAGAAGTAATTGGTGGCGAGCTTGAAAAAATATTTGATTCAATGCCCGAAGTTGATTTTGATTTTGATTTTGATGGTCCATCTAGAAATCCAAATTACTCTCCACAGAAACAATTTAACGATCCATTTGAATTTGTTATTGATTTGTATGTAAATATTTTACATGAAAAAGCTGATAAGAATAATTCTGGCGTAAAACATTGGGTGAAAATGTTACAGGGTGGATTAAAGCCAGATGATCTTATTAAACATTTTCAAAATGTAGCAAAACAAACAATGTCTCAAAAGCCGATTGACTTTGCTGATGTTTTAGATAAAGATGACGAAGGTAAAAGAATTGCTGTTGTAGTCCCACAGTCTGAAACTGATGTTCTTTTAATTAACGGATTAGTCAAGAACTTAAAAAAACTATACCCGCAACATAATATTTATATCATAACTCAACCGCAATATTTTGAATATATTGAAGATAATGTTAATATACATAAGTGTGTCGCTTATGCACAATCAATTGATAATCCAATGGTGCTAGAAGGTGCTGGACAACATAAAGGATATTTCGATCTAGCATTCTTCCCAACATACAATACTCAAAGACATTTAAATTACATTCATAACGGTAAAGATAAAACACAATTCACATTAGCATGAGTCATTTAGTAGAAGAATACGCAAAAAATCTTGGTGTTAAAATTGCAAAACCAACTGTAGCAAAACACTTTTATCCATTATTAGCTGATAAATATATTACTATTTATTGTGAATCCACCATTGAATCTAAAAAATATTATTATTTTAATATTGTTATTGATTTAATTAAAAACTCTTTAAATAAATTTGGTATTAAAATTGTACAGCTTGGGGCTAAAGAAAATGGAATTATACCCAATGTTGATGTTTGTTACGGTGATTTAACTTTTAAGCAAAATGCTTATATTTTATCAAAGTCTTTATTGCATATTGGTGTAGATAATGTTTTTTCCCATTATGTTAGTAGTTTAAATATTCCATTAATTTCTATTTTTGGTAATATATACCCAGAAGTTTCAGATGGGTTCTGGTCCTCAAAAGATAGAAAAGTTAATATTAAATCTCCTTGGTCTGAAAAACCATGTTTAAATTTAGTTGATCCAGAGAATTCAATAAATAAAATTAAACCAGAACTTATTGCTCAATCAATTTTAGATCAATTAAAAATAAATGGTAAAGTAAATATCAAAACAAGACATATCGGAAATTCTTTTAAAGATAAAATAATGGAAGTTGTTCCGAACTTTTTTCAACCATATCAAGAACTTAAAGACCAAATAATTTATTTAAGACTTGATTATGGTTTTGATGCTAATTATTTTATGCAATGGTGTCAATGGTGCAATGTATCAATTTTTACTGATAAAATTATTCCATTAGAAATTATAAATAAAATTTACCCCAAAATTAAAAATCTATCTTTTATTTTAAATAAAGAAAATAATTTAGATGATTTCTATATTAGAAATTTAAAGTCTAAAAAAATAAATTTTCAAATTTTAGTTAAAGAAGAAGATCAAGTAGCTGAAATTCAAGAAAAATATTTTGAAGTTCAAGTCCGTCCATATAAAACTCTTAAAAAAGAAGATATGAATGACGAATTTTTGAATATTAAAAATACTTTTTTCACATCTGGTAAAACTATTTTATCCAATGGTAAGAGATACCCAAGTAAGCATCATTGGCAAAAAGATGAAAATATTATTGACAAAAATCTAAATATAGTGGAAGATGATGTCTTCTACGAAGAATTAAACCATTATTTTATTTATGAGCGAATCTAAAAAAACAACTCCATTTGGGAAATATAAGCGTAATCAACACGGACTTCTCGATGGAGTTAATTATGAATTTAATGAAGATGGCTCAATTAATTGGAGGGCTATGATTAAGCCTGAATTCCTTTATCCAAATAAAGATTGGTTTGAGGGTAGGAGGCAGCAAGTTCCAACTTCTATTGAAGGCTTAAATGATAAGCAGTTGCTTATTATGTTGGGCGGTATTAAAGAGCTTGCGAAATTACGTGGATTTAACAATGTATCATATACGATTTCTCACATTAGCGAAGATTATGTTGTAGCAAAATGCCAAATCTCTTGGATTGGAAATTATGAAACAGATGATAGAGTTATTATTTTTGAGGATGTAGCTAATGCAACCGCTGATAATACTGATGATTTCTGTATTAAATTCCTAGAGACAATTGCATGTAATCGTGCATTTGTCCGTTGTGTGCGTAACTTTTTGAATATTCATATTGTTGGTGCAGATGAGATTGATAAATCAAAGAATAGGGTTATTGATCTTGGAGACGTGCTTGTGTCTACAGCAATTCCAGTTACTCCACAAGGAGCTTTAGAAAAAGCTGTAAATGAAAAACTTAAAATTAATTCTTTCGAAGATTTTAAAGAATATCTTAGAACTTTATGGATTTCTGAAAAATATAGAAATGAAGAAGCTAAAAATTGGAATTCATTTAAAGACGTTCCAGCTAAAGAATCTAGAATATTATTAAAGATTATTAATTCATAAAATGAATTTTAAAAATTTATTAAAAAATAGATTTTATATTTACCCCGCAAAAGAATTTATTATTGAGGGTGAGAGCTTTAATATTGTTGAAAATATTTTAAAAAACGCTGAATTTTCTTGTGATTTGGAAAATAATATTGAGTTTTTAGATTCAAACTATGATTATGATGTTTTTAAATTTTCAATTTCCGAAAGAAGCTTTATTTTAAAATATTCATTAAATGATCCCAGTGATTTATTGAAAAATGAATTTAACTTAATTTCAGATATTGAAAGTGACTTAATTCAAAAACCATATAAAAATAATACTTTTAAATATGGTGATTATATTTCTTATTCAATTTACTCATTTGAAGAGGAGCCTTCTTTTAAAGAAACTGGGTATTCAAATTTTCTAAAAAATTTAGATGTATTTTATAACTGTTTTTCAACTTATAATAAAAAATCAATTTCGAAACTTAATATAGATGATTATATAATTAATTTTTTGAATAATCATAAAATAGAAAATTTAACAATCCACGAAATAGAAACTATTAAAAATACACTAGATTTAGATTTAATAAATTCTTTTTTAAATAATATAAAAGCCGAAATAAAGTATTATTTATCTCAAGTAAAAAATAACAATAAGTCATTATGTCACGGCAACTTAATTGCTTCTAATATTTTAGATGGCGGTGAATATTTTAAATTTATTAATTTTATTAATGCTTTTAATTCACATGAGTATTATGATCTTTGTGATGCATTTTTTAATTTTAAACTCCCTATCTCTTTTGAAAGAGATTATTTTTTCAACTTCTTAAAATTTAAAGGAAGTAAATTTGAATTGGAGGAGTGGGAATTATATAAAAACTATTATAATATAATAATAAGAAAAAAATTAATTGAATATATATTTGCTTTAATTTATGAAAAATATGTATTATTTTTTAATAGACCAATTAAAATATATTCCACAGTAAATGATTTTAGTTTAAGTTTAGATCATTTTCTCAAAGTACCAGAATTTAAGAAAAATTATAAATATATTGCTGACCTATTCTCTTCGTTAATTTTAGAAAATGAATCAAATTAAAAGAATTACAAATCCAGAAGAATTTAATTTAATGATTAATGATTTAAATGATCTTTTTTCAGAAGAAAAGGGGCATATATTTTTAGAGCATGATGCAGAATCAATTAAAAGATTTTTTTCTAATCAACTTATTTTAAATTGGGATTTTTTTGTTTGGGCTAATTTTAATGGTGAAAGTTATGATGCAATGATAGCTTTTACTAATGAAAAAAGTATTAAATTTAATTGTAAATTGTTTAATGAATATCTTTGGTTATCTAAAAATCCAAAAGTTGGATATCGCTTATTCAGAGAAGCCATTAAGTTTGCTAGGGAAAAAGATTTTAAATATATACTAATGTCTACAGTCACAAATAATCCTAAACATGAAAAAATCAAAAATTTTTACAAGAGAATGGGATTTCTTAAAGATACAGAAACATATATAGCAAGATTATGAATAATAAAAAAGCAAAACAAATTAGAAAAATTATTTCTCCAACCGACGAAATAAGTAGAAGAAATTATCGTAGAGCGAAAAAAAAATATAATAAGCTATCGCAAGATGCTAGACCTATTTTTTTAGAAAAGTTATCTGAATTATTTAATTCAAATAGCAGTTCTTTGAATTCTAAAGAATCCAGTGGGTTCAACATTTGAAACGCTTAAATAAATATAGGAATTGGTATTTTCAAATAAATATTCAATTCCTATATTATTATTAATAGCATACTCACTTACAAATATTCCAGATTTTCCTTCATTAGCTGATTCACTAATTGTTACTTTTAAATCAGATGATGTAACTGATCCATAAGCGTCTACTATTTGAGTTAGATAAGATACTGTTTTATAGTTATTTTTTTCAAAAATATCAATTATATACTTATCTTTTGTCGGTATTTCCCCACTAATTGATTCTGTTTTTGTTATTTCAACAACATTAATAGGTTGGGATATAATAGTTGATTGATCAGTTATTGGAGTTTGAGCTAAACTTATATTTTCTATATAAAATGGCTTGCCAGATCCTAATGTAGAATATGGAACAATAGCAAAATTATAATTTGTATCATATTCAATATTTGGGGGTTTACTTAAAGTAATATTATTTAAATCTGCAAATTCAAAAACATTATTTGATTGTATTAAATTATTAAAATTAAATTCTGGCAAGCTCGCAGTTTCTGATTTAACAGCATAAAATGCTACTTTTTCTAATTTAATATATCTAGCATCATTCTGTAATGAAATATTAAAATTTATACTTTCTTCAATTCTATTTATAGTATCATCAGTTTCTATAGAGCCTGTTATAGAATAGTTTCTGTAGCCAGATCCATCAATTACTTTAACTCCAGAAATTTCAGGAACATTTCCATATACATAATATTCGGAAACATATATTTCTGGATTAAAATTATTACTTATTTTAGCTCTTATTCCAAAATCTTTTTGATATTCACCAAATATAGATTTATTTTCAGCTTCATCAAAAGTTATTGAAATGTTAGCTGATGTTGCATATTCTGGTAATACTGTATTTCCGTTAATATCTAATACATCAAAAGTTACATCTTTTACAAATGCATTACTTCTAAAAGATTGTGTGTTTTCTATTAAATTACTTTTATTATCTAATATTGAAAAGTAAAAAGTTACATCTTTATTTAAATGAACTCCACTCCCTATAGCTATGCCATCTAGAGTACCAGTATCATAATTTGCATCAAATTCAAACATATTATTTTTTATATTAAATTGCTTTAACCATTGCTACTATAGGTGAAGACAAATCATCTGGATTTGAATTTTCTAATCCTATAAATTTCCTAGCTGTTGAGAAAAATGAATTGTATTTTAATGGATTTTTGGAAACTACCTGTGCTTTAAATGTCCATAACCCTTGATCATTTAATCCAGAATAATATATTTTATATGGACCAGTATCAGTACTTGATGTTTGAATAATTTGTTCATTAAAAAATCCTATATTTGGATTTTCTAAAGAAATAGAATATGTTAATCCAGCTTCTTTTAATGGTGCATACCATTCTCCAACTAAAGAAAAATCTGTTTCATTTCTACTTGAGAAATCTAATGTTACATTTTCTGGAGAAGAGTACGCATCAACAACTTTAAACAATGTAGAATTATATTGTTGTTGTGAACCTTCTATATAAACATCATTTTCTATAACAGCCCATTTACCACTATCATATTTAGTAGCCACCAAACTATATTCATTGGAACTATTTTCTCTAATTGATATGACTTTATATATTTGGTCTTGTGTATTTTTAACTTGTAGTCTATATGTAGATCCAGGTTCAATAATATTTAATAAATTTAAATTAAAATTGGATGAATTTAAATATACAATTGATCCATTACTTATTTCAGTGTCAGAAGATAATGGAGAAACACCACTAACAGAATATGTTGTTATTTGTCTATTATTTTGAGTTCTAATTTCATCATCATGAATTCCAGCAACGCTATTTTGTCCACTTAAAACACCAGTCCAATTTGTGCCTCTAAAGACATAGGATGGAGAAGCTTGTTGTAAAGCTCCTCTTCTATCTGGGGTTGTTGGTAAATATGCATAAAGATTATTTATATCTTGTACCCCGTCATCAGTTATTTCTGAAATATATTTTTCTCCACCAGTTATAAACGGTCCAGACATTGACATTACCCATCCACTTAAACTAAGATCATAATACCAACAGCGATTTGATTCATATCTATCTACATAAATAGCATGTTGATAACCTGTTGTTTTATAAATATCTTCTGGTAGATATTGTTTTGAATATTTAGAAAATTGGAAAACCCTATCTTTTGTCCACCCCAAATTAGCATTTGAAATTTGAAATTTATCAATCCTTCTTCTTTTTTCATCACCAAGTCTTTCTAATTCAGCAGCTGTTTTATATCCAGTAGGAGTATAAACTGTTATTTTATTCTCAACCGAAAGTAAACTTACTGGATTATCTAAAGTTAAAGCTCTATTCACTGGGTCAATATCAAGTATTCTACCATAATTAGTAGTTCTACTTTTCATTTCATCTTCAACAATAATTAAATCTCCTGGCCTACATAATAATGCTTCTGGTCCAGTTGTGAATTCAACGCCTTGATTTTCTTTGGTTGTTTGCCATATAACGTGTTGGCCTATTCTTCTAGCCATCGATTTAGATGTTACACCAAATGTATTAACTACAGTTTTTGCATAACCTCTATATCTTATATCATCCTCATCTTTTACTACTTCTATTTTTGTTTTAAAGTTATCTAATTTATCTACATAAGCAACTTCAACAACATTAAAAGATTCGTCTTTTTTATTGTTTGTGTAGTTAAAAAATCCATTTTTAACATTTGAGTTAGTAAATAATGCTATAGGTTCACGGGGTCTATCATCACTAAAATGTAATTCTGAGTTAGAGAAGAAAACATTTCCTCTAAATAAACTTGTAATAGTATTAATTGCATCAAAGATTTTAGTCGTTTCATTAAACATAATGTTGCAAGAAAATCTTGGTTCAAGTCCACCATAAAGATCTTTAACTCCAATAAATAAACCATCATCATTAACTGCATCGCAGTATCTTCCTATTTTATAAATTTCCCAAATATTAATAGATGAATCTTCTAAATATTCACCTAAACCATATCTAATATTTGTTAATATATCGTATAAAATCCAAGCTGGATTATCTGTCCAACCTAATTTTAAATCGCCATTCCAATCTCCCTTGTAAACAAGTTTATCTTCAATTTCAGTTGCATTATATGCAGCAATTGATTGGTAATATCTTTTATCCTTATTAGGAAATCTTTCTCTTAATGGAAAATAATTAGATGGTATTAATATTTTTTTCAATCTGCAATCAAAACTTCTATTAGGTATTGAAGTAAAATTTCTAGCATCTATTTTACTTCCAACTATCGCTGAAAATGGATATGAGAAATTAAATGGGACTATTTCTGTTATTTTATTTACATGAAGCTCTCTTCTTATTAATACTGAATTAGTTTCTGCAGATACTTTATATACTTTAACATATCTTTTTGCGCCTTTTAATATTAAATCATTAGTTAAAGCTGGTAATGTTATTTTTTTAGATGGATTATTATCACCAGCATTAGTTGGATTTCCAACATATGGGCCTTTACCACGGAATGTACCATCGACTGTGTAGTTAGCTTTATATGCGCCTTTTTCTTCAAAATATTTATTTTCTTGATTACCCAAATCAATTAAAACTGGAGATTCAATTAGTCCAACTATTTTAAAATCTCTAATAATGGTTGAATTAAAATTTCTATCTACTACATATCCAGTTTCAACTCTCATTTGAAGAATTGCTGGTATTTTCGTACCAGGTTGATCTTTTATTTTTTCATCGCTTTGTTCAGAAAGAACCATTGGAGTCGAAAGCATGTCACTTAATTGTTTTATTTCTATTGTGACAATGATTTCTTCAACATCTGGATTTTCAACATAATAAGTATAAGGAACTGGATCTTCATTAAAAGCCTCTAAGGTATTATGAAATTTCGTATTTCCAGCAATACTACCATCTCCTTTTTTATAACTTCTTATGTCTTGTCCACCTTCTCCATTAACTTTAAGAGTTAAACTTGGAGTGCCACCAACCTCAGTATCACCAAGATTAGAACTATAATGAGAAGATGGCGATACATCTAGCATTAAATTTTTAGCTGGATTAAATTTTCTTACTGTACCATCTTTTCTAAATGGTCCAGTTAATTTATAATTTGCTTCAGTATCAATTGGAGTACTATTAAAAAATGCGAGTGGTTTTTGATCTTCTTCGCCGTTTCTAAATTCATTTAATATATTATTAAAATTATACTTATTAAGAACAAATCTAATAAATGATCTATCAAACTTTAAATTAAAAGCAGTTGTTAATGATTTAGCAATACCCTGTCTATTTAAATACGTTTTATATATTTTCATTTCATGCCGAACATCATATTTAGATTTTTTAGCATTCTTTTGAAATATTTCTGCAGAAGCAGCTGCAGCAGCCAATCTTCCAATAAAATTATCCATATTTATGGATACATCTATATTAGCATATGATACCGCGTTTGATACCCAACTAATTAAACCATCATCTTTTAAACAATCATCGAAAGAAATAGCAATAAATCCATATACATGACCCGTATAAAGAGGATTTGTTGGATCTAAATTTGTTTCCCATTTTGTTCTAGGTATTAAACATGTATAAACATTCATACCTTCTAAACTTCTGACATTATCAATATAGAAACTAGCTTCTTTATCATCTATTTCTACTTTTCTATCAGCAATAGTAGCCGTGCTTTTTAAAAAACTAATTGGATTACCATCGCCCCTAGCACCAATTGTATATATCAAGAGGGGTTCTTCATATCTTGTGTAATCAGTATATGTTTTATTTATATTTGAAGATTTTTTTACTACATTTATAATATTTTGTTGTTCAATTTTTTTTATGTTTAATAAAACTTTATTAACATATTCTTTTTCAAAAAGTAAATTTTCATTTTGAAGTTGAGTTAGCAAATTAGTTAATTCATTTTTCCACCAATATATATTATAAGGTTCATTGGGGCCATATGCTGTTGCATTTCTAAAATGAAGTTGGAATCTATTATTAGTTCCAGCCCATACATAAGATGGTGGACCTCCATCTGGATATTCATTTTTTCTCATTTGTCCTTTCGCAAGTAATGCGGCTAATACAAGATCTTGTCTATCAAGTTTTTGAGCATTATCTATTGGTGTCCAATCAAATTTTATACCTTCTAATACTTCCTCTTGTTGATCAATTTGTTTTTCATATTTTGCAATTTCATTAAAAGCTCCAAGTTTTTCTAATTGCTTTTCTAATGATTGAATTCTTGCGGTAAAATCTTTTATTATTTTTTGAGACGCAGCAATTTCTTTATTTTTATTTTTAATATTTTGTTTTTGTCCTTTGGGTATTGCTTTTAGTTCTTCGTTTAATCGATTTAATGTTAATTGTTCTGTTTGTCTTTTTTGAACTAAAATTTCTTGACTATCTTCTTTACCATCAATATCTAAAGCAGCAACTTCTTTATCTAATTTAGCAATTTTGCCATTTAATTCCTTTATTTTTGCTTTAATTTTATCTATTTCATTTTGTTTATTGGTACGAGCTTTTTTATTAGCTTTGTTATTTGGCAGTGCATCAAGTTCTGATTGTTTAGCTCCTAAAGCAACCTGTTGAATATCCCTATCTTCTATTAAAACATTTCTATCAATAAGCTTTTGAACGAATTTTTTTCTAGTTTCATTTTCTTTATTATCAACTTTATCTATCTTTTTCTTTAATTCGTTTATGGTTTTTTGTGTTTTTTTGTATTTTTCATCTAATCCATCTGCTCTTATATATGAAATTGTTTCAGTTACTGATGTTAAAATGCCAATATTTTCTTTTGCTGATGTATGTGGAATCGCTTTCTGACCATTAACATTATCCCATAAATTTTTAGCTTTTGCAGGATTAATTACTTGAGCATTATTTTCATCATATACTGCTTGGAAAAAATTAAGTAGTGGAAGAAATGTTGCATCTGAAGATGGAATATCTCTAAATGGATTTGCTGTTGCTGTTGATGAACCATCATTGTTAACAGAGCTTATTGGTGTATCGTCTAAATATATAGCTTGTAATATATTGTCATTAATTACTTTTTCACCTTGTTGATTAACTAAACCTTCAATTGGTCCATCACAAATCAAATCAACTATTTCAGCAGAAGAATAAGATGGATAACTTTTATATTTTCCATATACAGGTGGGTCTAATCTTGGTGGATCTGGTGGTGGACCAGAAGAAGAAGATTTGGGTTTTTTACCCGCACCCATTAATGATATTTTTTTAATAAAGTGTTTCATTATTCGTTTAAAAGTTGATTAATTCTACTATCTATAACAGATCTGCCTTGTGACCAATTGTCTTTAAGATCAGCAACTGATGAAGCACCTTGACTCATTATATCTGCTCTTATAGAGTCATCTGCTTTAACATTATTAAATCTGATGTTCATTGGATAGGAATTTACTGTCGATTGTATAATTAAAGACCCAACTCTTAACCTACCATATCCAACTGGTACAGCGCTTCCTTGTGAAGCTAAATTAGTTCGCGTATTGAATGCAAAAGATTGATCCATACCTGATGCTGTTCCAACTACTGATTCAGGTTTAGCAACAGATGGCCCACCTGCTTTTTTTGCTATCATAGCTTGTACACCAGCACTTATTAATCCAACTCCGATTCCAACAAATATACTAGCCGCAGTTGCACCAATAGCCGATGCGCCCAAAACACCAACGCCTAATGCCACAGCTCCGACAGCTACAGCAGCCACACCCTGCCCTACAATAACTGGCACTACATCAATTTGTTTTGGCGGTCTTTCTAATTCTTCTGCACTTAAATTTTTGATATTTTTATTATTTACAATAATTGCAAAATTTAAACCTTCATTTAATAATTCAGATAACCTATTACGAAAACTTTTTTTATTACAACTCAATGCGTCAACAAGTTCTTTTGGTTTCCTAAGTTTCATTTCAAAACTTTCACCAAATTCAAATTTTAAAATACCATGTAAATTAATTGTTGTCATATTGTTTTCTTAAACCTTGTAATTCTTTTTACATTATAATCCTTGTTTTGTGGCTCGTAATAGTTAAATTTTCTACTATTTATCGAAAAAACTAAAAATGGAACACAAGTAAGTTCCGACATTTTAATATCAAATTCTGAAAAAGTCTCATCTCCAACAATATGACTATGAAAAATTGCTATTATATCATAATCATTTTTAAATTTTAAATAATTATTTGGATCTATTAAAAAGTAGCTACTTACATCTTTAGCAAGATTTTTTTCAATATGAGCTACATAAGCTTTATCAAAAATATCATATCCCAAAAATCCACATATTTCAGAATTTAAATTTAAATCTGAATGTTTGATTATAAATTCTTTTACTTTATCTAAAGATTTATTCTTAATTTCCGTATCCATATCCATATGTTCCTGGGAATCCACCGAAAGGTAAATAATAGTTTGGTTGTTTTGTGTATGTATAATTTCTATTAATAGAAGTGCTGTATGTATTTATTAAATTAGTGTTACCTATTCCAGTTATAGAAATCTCTCTTTTTAAATCTCCATTTGGCCATTGACCACTTTCATTTATCCATTTGTATGTTCCTCCTCTTTCTGGCAAAATTCCAGTATAATAATCTTGCCACCATCCGATGAGATTTCCAGTAATATTTAATCCAGCTCTACCATCTGTTGGTAATTCAATAAATTTTCTTGGTAATTTAGCATTTGGTGCTGAGAAAATATCATTTGATAAATCTCTTCTTAACCATTGTTTTTCAGTATCTGTTAAAGCTCTATCCCAAATAGCTAATCCATGATAATTTATTGGTGATGTATAACTATTACCTCTAGTATCAGCAGTAGTAATATTCGTATATACTTTTACTTTTACAGGTCTTTCTAATATGTAAGATTTAATAGTTGCTATATTTAGATGTGCATCATCCCAAGCGCCTTTACCATTTGGTCCAACAAAAGATGAATTGAATGCTACTGAATAAGCATAATGCTGCCCCCCTACAGTTATGGCATTATTTGGTTCACCAATTGACCAATTATTAAATAAACCACTAACAGCACCACCACGTGTAGCGACACCTGTATAAAATAATGTTTCATCTATCCACCTCCAATCTCCCTCTTTTCCTGTATCAGTTCCACCAATCCAACATGGATTTATATTCATTAAAGCTTGATTAGCATAATATACATTATCCCAATCTTCTTTAATTTTCGGACAGAATAATCTTCCTCCTCTTAATTCCGCATCTGCTTTAGCTTGAGGCCATGTTAAAGCTGTTGATTTAACTACTACTTCTGATGTTGGAGTAGTGTTTGTAACGTTAGTGCTTCTATAAATTATTTTTAATGTAATAAAAACATTATCACCACTAATACTAATATTAGTAATTTCTCCACCTAATTTAATATTATCATGAGTATATTCATACTCTATATAATCTCCAACTTTCCATGAATTAAAATTTATACTTGGATGGTGTGATTTTCTAAATGCTGGTGATTCAATTGACCAACCATCTTCACCAACATTTAAATTTGTAAAACTTACAGAGTTTAAAAATTCATCAAATTGACTTATTATTTGCTTGCCTCTTGGACCGTTAAAACCATTTCTATTGACACCATTGTTATCACTAGTTAAAGTGCTTGTATAATACCAATCAGTTACTCCTAATCTAAATTTTGTTGAATAATCTGGATCTCCAGGATTTTTATCATGATTTTTTTGATGTAAAAAATGTGAAAATGTGAATTTTTGATTAGCTGGTAATGTGTATATTGCTGATCCTTCCCCAGCTGTATTAATTAATGAGATTTTAATATAACCACCATCTTTTTGTGTATCTTTACCCTCCATTAAAAGAAGGTTATAAGTATTAACACCAGTTACAATATTATTAGGTGTTGATATCCATTGCAAATCACTAACTTTTATATCAGCTTGGTTTTCAAACATCCAAGGGTATTCAATAATATAACCATTAGCAAAATTACCTTCTTGCACATCATCCCATTTTTTATAAGCATGAATTCCAGGCACAGGATATGAATCATTACCATATATCTGCATATAGTCTTGACCAGGTTGGGGGATTTGTCTAACCCCAGCTGTATTAACACCATCATTTGGTTCTTGGAAAAGAGAGCTTAAATTACTAGCAATAAAATTCCAATTTTGATAACCTTGTTTTACATATTCACCATTAATCCACCTAAAATTACCTTCCTTAGCTACATCATGACCACCAATCCATTTACTACCATTAAAGATTGGAACAATATTATTTTTTTGTTCAGTATTCAAGACCGCCAACCTACCACCAAGTGATTGCGCTTCAGTAGATGCTGCAGCCCAAGATATAAGCGCTGGCTTTTCTACCACTGCAAATCTAGGAGTAGTATCTATGGTAGGACTTGAGTTTGCAGTTACTCTTATTTTTACTTTTATTAAAGTATTATCTACTGTTTCATAATCGGGAAAAAGTGGTCGATGTTTAGCTTGAAAATTGGTTGTATCTATTTGTTTAGTAATGCTATTTTTATTAATTATACCAACTCCAGCTTGAATATTAGCGATGCTAGTACCTTCAAATTTTATTGAATAATTTTGACTACTATTAATTTCAGTTATTATACCTTCTATACTATGATTTTTATAATATCCTTTAATAAAATCTCCAACCTTCCAAGATCCAGCTTCTTGATTAAAAAATAGTAATTCTTTTATTTGTCCAATACTTATTTGAGATAAGTTAATTGAATTAGTTGATCCTTCGTAAACGCCATAAGCGCCATTAAGATAATAACCGTTACTATCATAACCAACTCGATTGAGTGATCCAATTTCTTCGAATCTTGGGTTAGATGAATTTCCTTGATTTATAGTGCTGAAAACTTGCACAAATTTTTCATTATGAAGATAATATAATAAACTTCCTCCCCAATAACTACCTGTTTTTATAGTTGAGAAAACCGTTTGAACATTATTAGGTAAGCCCGTTGTACTAATCCATGCTGCTATAGTAAAATCTTTATCTATAAATGATGTTAAAGAATCTTCTTGTTGTAAATATTTCAATCCGTTAGTGGATGGGCTTGCGCTTGATGAAGCTAAAACTTGTGTATTTAAATATTTTTCCTCTATAGAATAGACATCTGATACAGTTTTACTAATGGTAGTTTTATTAAATCTTTTTTTACATGCTGTAATATTTTTTGCGCATTCGTCTTTTTTCCAATATAGTGGACCAGAACTTGACCACGGTGCTGTATTTTGATTTGCAGTATGATCTTGAGAACATACATAATAGGTTTCTTGAAATTTTGCAGTTTTCTTTAAATAGTTTTCAGTTAAATTAACTCTTCTATTAACACTCCAAACCATGTCTCCTTTTTTATAAAAAGTGCCATTTGTCCATTCTAAAAGATTATATTGATCTTGAATCAAATAATTAATTAAACTAGTATTACTTATGGCTAATTGATTATTATCCTTATCAAATAATTCAGCGCCCTCATATCTACAACCGTATCCTCTATAATTAAAACTACAATAATTTGATAGAATTATTCTATTGTTTAAATGCGCACCATCTATATCTAAAGCGGTTGTTAATTCTAATTCTACAAATAATCTATTTTCCGCTGTCTTTTGAGCAACTATATAAGTGTCGTTACTAATTTCGGCTGAAGAGTCTGCTTCTCCCCAAGGATTTCCACCATCAAAATTATCATCATCTAAAAATTTTGCAAAAGTTCTTTTTCTAACTATTCTAGCATGTTGCAAATCTTTATTATTAGCTAGAATATCAGTCATAATAAAGTCTTTATTAGATATTCTAATTTTTGGTCTTACTAATCTATTGCTAGTAGATAATTCAAACCCTTCGGTTTCAACTGGCATTGGCAAATATTCAGTACCTTGCCATATAATAGGTTGTTGAAAATTAGAGCCAGGGTGAAAAGCTAAAAATAAATTTTCTTTATCAACAATATTGAAATATAATAGATAAAAATCTAATATAGCAGAAGGTTGAAATTCAACCAAACTTCTAGCTACTTTATCTTGACCTTTCCCCATATCTTATGTTACACTTTTTTTATAATAAAAACTGGAAATGAAATTTAAATTAATAAAAGAACCAACTGAAGAATTATTTAATATTTTTAAGCTTTATTGCTTAAAATCAAAACCTTTTGATTTTTGCGAATTACCTTCAATGCAAATGAGAATTTTTAAAATAAGAGAATATTTTGATAATTTATTTAAAAATTGTGAAGTTTACACCGCTGAAGAAGATGAAAAAATTTTAGGTTTTGGTGGATTTAGACCCATAGGAGATAATGTTAATGCAGATTTTGCGGTTGGTCTTAATAATATTTTAACATTTAAGGAAATATCTAAGGTTTTTGCTGATTTTAGAGAATTTTACAAAAAACAAAACCCTCAAATAAAAACATTTAGTGGCGAAATTTACCGCACTTACAAAGCAGACTCTTATTTAAAATTTATTAAAAGATACATGAAACCCTCAAAAATAGATCTTGACGGGGAAAGAATTATGGTGTATTTTGACTGAGATGTTTTACAGAAATAAATACGATGTAACTGGTGAATGCTCAAATATGGGTGGTTCTGCCGAAGAACAATTCAAAGAAATTGCGGAAAGACTTGGTAATCAAGTAACTAAATCAACTTTTAGAGAACAGATTAGCCATATTGATTTCCACGTCCTTAATCAAAAGGGTGAAAAATACACAGTCGATGTAAAATCAAGAAAAAAAGTCAAAAGAAAAGACGACAATATCAACGATGAGCTAATTTGGATTGAATTTAAAAATGTTCAAGGGAAAAATGGTTGGCTTTATGGGGCGGCAAATTTCATCGCCTTTGAAAGAGAAAATTCTTTTTTAATCGTTAGTCGTCCAGCATTGGCAAAATTGTGTGAAAAAATTGTTGACTTGACCGAAATTAATGTTAAGATTAGATATCCTCTTTACAAAGGATACCAGAGATACGGTCGCAAAGACCTTCTTTCTTTGATTAAAGTCGAAGACATTACAGATAACTTAAAACATATTATATGGGAGAAAAAATAACAAAAAATTGCAGGGTCATCGGTACAAACGATGCCTTTAAAAATCTACAAAGTCAAAGCGATGAAAATTTTACGCTAGTTAATTTGGCAGATTCTGTACACGAATTGATCTTTCAAGATCAAAAATATCTTTTTGACATTAAAGGAGTGATCTTTACTAAAGAAAACACAATTATTTTGACAGGTTTTCTTAGTGACGATACTCAACAAGTAGGTAAAATAGCGGTCGAGCTTTTTAATTAAAATGAATTGGAACTTATTTATTTATTCTGTGATTTATTTAATTCTGCAAATTTTCGTTTATAATAATTAAAATATGATTTTTTATTTTATCATAATTTTATGCTTGACCTTTTTTCTTATAGAATCTATTGTAGAAACAATTCAAAAGCAGAAACAGCATGAGTACAAAATTAGAAAAAACTACTACCAATACTCAAGTTCATTCAATCAAAAAAGCGATTGAAAAAACTAGTAGCGCCCAACTTGACGCTTTGTGGGCAATCTTAAAATATAAAGAAATTGGTATTTACCGAAAAGTTCAGTGTATTAGTGATATTCTTAATATCTCTCTCGATGATATGATGAATGAGCTTCCTCAAAGTGAGGGTCGTCTTTTAGATAAGCAAACTCGCAAGATTATTCACAATGCTCTGATTGAAAGATCTAACAATAAATAATAACACAAATGACACAAAATAAAGAAGTGGTGTATCGCGTATACGATAATAAAAACAATTATCAACAATCATATAGCGCAAAGCTTGACAAAGCTTTTAATTGGGCTAGAGATTGCGCGAATAGAACCAACGGCAAAGTTCATGAGGTAACTCTTGAAGATGGCAAGGAAGTATCGTCAAAGATTATTTACGATAAGTCTGAAAAATGAAAATAACTGCAGAGTTTGATTTAAAACTATCTGAGGAATCTAAAAAACAAGTTTTTTATTCTTTGATGTATGAAAAATTTGGCTTCCATAAAGATTTTTTTATACAAGGTGCTTCTATCTATGAGATGAGGGAGAATGGCGTTTCTCAAGAACCTTATCTTATAAAGAAGGCTAGTCCGCTCGACATGTGTATTTTCGAAATTTTTAAAAAATTAAAATGATTAAGGTTGAATTTATTGACAAAATGGGGTCAGATCTTTCTGTCGTTAATGCGGCGAGAGTATCTTTCAATAAGAAGTCTGGCTACAACGAAGATGGAACATTCAAAGAAGGTGATGAAAGACTTATTGCTTTCTTAGCAAGAGAAAATCATTGGACTCCATTTGGTCATGCTTCACTTTCATTTCATATCAAAGCTCCAATTTTTGTTGCTAGACAACTAGTAAAACATACAGTTGGACTTGTATGGAACGAGGTAAGTCGCCGCTATGTAGATTCAGAACCAGAAATTTTTTATCCAGATAATTGGCGTAAAAAGAATGAAGATAAAAAACAAGGATCTCATGAAGATCAATTTGTTGATGTATCTTTTGCTGATGATTGTAGTATTTATGCGAGTTGTGAAATTGCAGTAGCAACATACAAAAGTCTTCTTGCTGCTGGTGTTTGTGCCGAACAAGCTAGAATGGTTTTACCGCAAAATATTATGACAGAATGGTATTGGTCTGGATCTCTTCATGCTTTCGCTCGTGTTTGTAACTTGCGTTGCAAAAAAGATACACAAAAAGAAACTAGAGATGTTGCAGATCAAATTGATCAAATCGCAAAAGAACATTTTCCTGTTAGTTGGAAATATTTGAGACAATGAAAGTAGTTACCTCGCAGTGTAAAACAACACTCTTGCTTAATAATGCTTGGCAACCAATTAATGCTATTACAGCGAGAGCCGCATTCTCACATTTATTGAAGGGACACATTACTGCTCTTGATAAAAATAATAATGTGTTTCATTCTTTAGATAGATGGAATAAAGACGCTGAGTTTTATGAAGATCAACCTGTATTAAGAAGTGCCAAAGGTGTTTGGCCTATTCCAACTGTTATTATTGTAACGAGTAAGTTTTTTCGCCGCCCAAAGAAAAAGAAATTGACTACTTTGGAGATGGCAAAGATTTATAACTTTACTTGTCAGTATTGTTTAAATAAATTTAAAATTGCTGATTTAACAATTGATCACATCAACCCCAAAAGTAAAGGTGGTACAGATGATCATGAAAATAGAACTTTAGCTTGCAAACCTTGTAACACAAGAAAGGCTAGTAAGTTTCCATTTTTTAATGTTAAAAATGAACCAGTAGCCGCACCAGAAATTCCTGCTTTGATGTTGAATACGAGTAAAGTTAGAAGAGAGTGGGAGTATTTTTTGGGTTCTGTGTAAATCTCTGTTGACAAAAACACAAATTTGATTAAAATAAAAATTGAAGGTAGTAAACGCCAGAAGTTACTAAGGTCCGAAAGGGAGATTGGGTTGAGATAAACCCACTAATTAGAAAGTTTTATATACTTTTCCTTTAGAGGGGTTAAAGGGCTTCATGCCCTGTATCAATATGTAAATGATTTGCAAAAAACCTGCATGTGCGGGTGAGTAATGAAATGTATATTGATCGCCTCTCTAATAGGCATCAATTTTCATGGGTAGATACCCAAGTGGCTAAAGGGGGCAGACTGTAAATCTGCTGATGTATGTCTACGTTGGTTCGAATCCAACTCTGCCCACCATTTTCGCGGGATTTGTATAATGGTAATACGCCATCCTTCCAAGTTGGAGTCATCAGTTCGATTCTGATATCCCGCACCAATTTTTCCCTGCCATTGTAGGCTGAGATCCTGCAATGAGCGAGTTGACAGAGAGCGGGTTAGCAACCCGATGATGTCAAACGTAATCCGACACAAATTAAAGTAGGCTTGGAGTCGCTACCAAGATGAAATAGTCACTGTGTTTCTTCAAATTGATCAAAGCTGCGCTTGGTTAATTAATCGGTAGTGGGGAATATTCGTATCA